CAGAGCGTCACGCCCGAACCGGCTCATGGCGATCGGCGCCACGTTCGGCTGCCGCAGCCAGTTCAGCACCTTCGGCGGCACGGTCATGTGGTCAAGCGGCACCCACGACGCGATCGCCGGAACCTCACGCAGCGAGGGTGCCGTCAGCACCCAGACGTCATACAGGGTCACCAGCAGGCTGGGCCGGTCAGGATTGCGGCGCGACCAGTCCTTCCAATGCGCCGCGATGGTGTCCTGCGAGTACCCGTCGTAGCCTCTCGGGTACACCGGGCACGGGCTGCCGCCCTCGGTCACGTCCTGAACGCCGACGCCCTCTAGACCGTAGTTCGACCCGATCGAGACTGGGAAGCCCTGATCGGCAAGACGGTGGGCGACAGCCTTGGTCTGTGTGCCGTATCCGGTCGGGGCGTGGGGCGAGTTCGACCACCAATGGACGGCAGGGTTCACGGCGCAGGCTCCGATCCGCGCAGGGTGTCCGGGGGCGGGAGCGCCTGCGCTCGCTCACCGCCCCCGGAACCCTAGCAGGGATCAGGCCGTGCCGCCGATGAAGTGCTTGACGTTCGCGGACTGCCCGAGGTCGCCGTCCAGACGCACGGTGGCGCGGAACGTGATCAGGTCCTGATCGAACGCGAACTGCTCGGAGCGCGCGATCTCGACCCCGCCGACCCGACGGATGTGGTAGGACGAGAAGTCACCGAACAGCACCGACTTCACCGCCGTGCCGACCGCCGCCACGTCCGGGTTCTCGATCACGCGGAACCCGAGCAGCGAGTCCGGCGTGCCGACACCCGGCATGTAGAGGTACTGACCGGCGTCGTCCTTCAGGCGACGGACCGCACCCAGCGTGGCGCGCCGCATCATGAACCCGACACCGGGCTGACGTGCCACGGCGCTGTCGACCGAGTGCGCGAGGTCGATCAGGTCGTCCGCGGTGAACGCGCCCGTGACGCCCGTGCCGCCCGTCTTGCCGAGCGAGGACGCCGTCACGATCCCGTTCGGCTGGACGGTGCCCGTGCCGAGGGTCAGCGCGTAGTTGACGGCGGTGCCGATCGCGTGACCGAACTGGCGGCCGAGGAACGACTCAAGGTCGATCCCCGAGTCCTCCAGCAGTTCCCGCGACACCTGAAGCAGCGTGCCGTACTTGTGGGCGCGGAGGGTGAACGACTCGAAGGTGGGCTCGGACTCACCGAACTGCGCGGCCTCGGCGGTCGCCGTGGCGTTGCTGAACGCGGTCTGACGCGGCACCTTGATGTCGTTGCCCATCGCGGTGGTCAGGATCGTGGCGATCCCCGGCTCCAGCATCGGGCCGGCGTAGATCAACTGCTCCTGAAGGACGTCGTAGAAGCCCTGCGGGACCACGGCGCCGTCGTCGGTCGTGTTCAGGTCACGACGCTCGAAGGTGGCGCTGCGGATCTCGCCGCGCGCGAGGGCGCGCAGCACGTCCGCGTCGGACTCCCGCTTCGGGGCGGGCTGGGTCGTGACCTCGGGGATCCGCATCTCGGCGGCGCGAGCCTCACGCTCGGCGTCCGCGCGCAGCGTCTCGATCACCGTGGCGCGGCGGTCGAGGTCGCTGTTGATCCGGTCGTAGGTCTCCTGCTCCTCAGCCGTGAGGTCGCGGTTCTCGGCGGCGGCGGTGTCGAGCAGCGCCTTGGCCTGCTCCCACGCCTGCGCCCGCGCCTCCTGCTGACGCTTGATGTAGCCGTCCATGTCGGATGAACTCCAGTACTCGTCGGGGTGTCAGGGTCCCGTGGGTAGGGCGCGCGACCTGCCGACTGTACAGGACGTTCTGCTTGCTACATGCGGACGCCCCGGCTGGGTGCCGGGGCGATCACGCAGGGTCAGATGCCGAGCGTCTCGGAGACGAGCAGCATCTCGATCACCTCGTCGAGCGTGTTCGCGGCGAACCCGTAGCCGCCCACGCTCTTGACCCGGTAGGTGCGGTCGACCTTGTAGAGCGAGCCGAGGATGCGGCCGCCGTAGGTGATGGTGCCGTCCGCGATCACGAGCGCGGTGCCGTCCACGTTGAGCATCATGGTTGTCCCCCGGTTGTCGGTGTGGGCGTCGGTGTTCATGGTGTAACACTACGACACGGACAGCGACTTGTCAACCCCGGAGGCGGGTCAGACTAGACGACCTTCTTCGCAAGTAGCGACGTCTGCTTGGACTTGATCCCAAGCAGGTTCACCATGTCAGGGTCACCCTGCTTCTTCAGCAGGGACAGGATCGCGGCGGCGCGCTCGTCGTCAAGGTCGTCCCCGTTGGCGAGGGTGTCCAGCGCGTCCACAAGGTCGTCGTAGTCGAGCGACGTGCGGCGGGCGAGGTTGTCCAGCGACCGTAGGGCAGCCGAGGTCGCCTCGTATGCCGGGAAGCCGGTGACCACGCTGACCTCATGGAGCGTCACGGACGTCAGCATCCGCTCGGCGCCGTCCTCGGACCACTTGTCGCCGCCCTTGGGGACGCTGAACCCGAAGGACATACGGTCGACCACGCCTGTGGTCATGAGTTCCCGCAGGTCGTTGGCGTAGGACGTGTTCGGCAGTTCTGCCTCGACCTTCAGCCCGTGATCATCCTCGGACAGTTCCAGAGTCCCTGAACGCCGAGAGGCGAGCGGCATGTCCGAGTTGTGGTTGACGTACAGACGAACGTCCGACCTGCGGTTCCGCAGCGATCGGGCGAACGCACCCGGCGCGATCCGCTCCACGAACGGCAGCGGCTGGGACGGCGAGTTGAACACGGCGGCGTACCCGACGAATCTGCCGTCCGACTCGGCGCGCAGTTCAGAGGTCGTCTGCCTGAACTCCACACCGCTGTCCTTGACGCGCGGTGCCACAGGGGTGATCTCTACCACGGTCCGCTCCCGCTTGATCTGCTCTGCCTTACGATCGAACCACGCAACCGCGTCAGCATACCTGCCGCCCGTCGGGATACCCCAGAGGTAGTGGGCGACCGCGCCCGGCGTCGGGAAGCCCTCCTGACCGGGCTTGGCACCCTCGCGGTCGAGGTCGACGGCGTGACGCGCCGCCCATGCGGAGGCACGGATCACCTTCTGCTCGGTGATGCTGCCCTCGGACATGGCGCGGGCGTCCCTGATCGTCGCCGGAACCACGCCGTCCCCGGACAGACCTTCCTCATGCCACTCGACACCCTGACGCGCCGCAGCACGGATGTACCCCGGCACGTCGAGATCGACCTGACGCTGCTCGTCGGCTGACCGTTCGGGGCTGGGTTCCGGCAGCGGGTCGATCTTGGTGAGGGTGCTGAAGCGGTGACCTACCTGACGGTCGGATGCCGCCCACCCGTCACGCAGCGGCCTGTAGACGCGGATCAGCGCCGCAGGATCGTCCGCGTCCGCGTTCAGCGTGAAGGAACTGCCCGGCACGTTCAGGGTGCCGCTGCGGACGATCCGGGTGACCCGACCTTGCGCCGCACCACCGGACGACTGCCAGCGGACATAATCCCCGACCGCGAGGGCGTCAGGGGCGGCACGTTCCCCGCCCGGTTCGATCCCTTCAGCGACGCTGACGGCGACCATCTGGGCGATCGCGTCGTCCTTGCTGCCGTGGCATCCGATCGTCTCCCCGTCGTCCTTGACGACAGCCCAGCCGGAACAGCCCTCGGCCTCGTCCGTGATGTAGTACGGCATCAGACAGCCTTACGGACGGCGACGTAGGACACCGAGTGGCCCGCCTTGGTCGAGACTGCGTACAGGCGATCGAGCGGACCCATCGGCAGTTCGACCCGCTCTTCCTTCGACAGCCGCAGCCCGGTCGCCGTCGTGACCGCAGCGCCGCCGACGTAGACCGCGTCGGTGTTGTCGTCGTTCTTGACCTCCAGCGTCCACGGCATGTTCGACGTGACCGGGATCTCGGTGGCCGCTGTGCCGACGGTGACCTTGCCGCTGCTGACCGACACGACTACTCCTGAACCTCGGGCTGCTGCTGAACAGAGATGGTGCCGGTGTGGTCGGCGTCCAGACCCAGCATCCGGGCCACGCTGTCCCCGGTGAACCCGCTGTTGACCAGCGCCTGCGCCGCCTGCGCCTTCTCCCTGATCGTCGCCACGGGTGCGTCGGTCAGCGGCAGGTTCTGGATCGGCACGCGGTACTGGTCCCCACCCTCGACCGGAGCAAGATCCTCCAGCGCGCGGACGTCGTTGACCGAGTGCCAACCGGCGAGCAGGGACGAACTGTAACCGGCGTAGCGGGTGGCGAGGTCGGCGCGGACGAGGCTGGACAGGTTGAACCGGAGGAACGTCTGCGGGTTGGCGAGCAGACGGTTCAGCCCGTTCTCGATCCTTGCCACGTAGGGCTGGATGGTGTGCTGGCTGAAGAAGAGCATCTGCTGTTCGACGCTGGAGTAGGACATGGACCCAGCCGTGGTCACGCCGAGCATGAACGGTGGCACCCTGAAGATGCGGGCGACTTCCTCGACGGCGAACTGCCGTTCCTCGATCAACTGCGAGGACGACGGGTCGACCGTGGTCGTGGTGAACTTGGCGCCACCCCAGAGGACACCGGGCCGGTGGGAGCGGGCGACACCCCTGTGGTGCCCGTCCCATGCGTCACGCAGTTGCTGCTGCTGCTCGGCGGTCAGGTTGCCGGGCCACTCGATCACGCCGCCCGCGTAGGCACCGTTGCCGAAGAACCGTCCGGCGTACTCTTCCAGAGCGAGGCCCAGCCCGAGGGCGTCCTTCGCCTTCTCGATCCGGCTGACCCCCTTGACCTCGCCGGGCAGCAGCATCTCGGTCAGGTGGAGTACGTCGTCCCGCTGAAGCCGACGGTTGGTGGACTTCAGGATGTAGTTCGGGCCGGTCGGTCCCATCCGAGGGTCGACGTCGGTCGGGTTCAGAACGTTCAGTTCGATCACGTCCCCCGCCGAGTCGCGGGTGATCAGGACGTAGGCGTTCCCGTCAAGCAGCAGGCTGACGACCATCTGCTGATAGAAGGTCGAACGGTCGACCAGCGTGGACGGGTTGGCGACCCACGGCTCCGGGGTGTCGACCGCGTAGCGGGCGCCGTCGCGACGGACGTACTGCCCGACGGGGAGCGTGGCGATCGTGTCCGCGATCAGCCGCACCGAGGCGTAGACCGCCGAGAGGCGCAGGGACGTCTCCTGATCGACCCTGACGCCCGCTGCGGACGGGCGCTCGAACAGAGCGCCGGATCCCCACAGTTCTTGGAACGCGCCGCGCTTCTCGACCAGACGACCCAGCATCAGACGCTCCGCTCAACCGCGAGGCCGAAGGCGATCAGGGACACACCAGCCGCGATCACGCCTGCCGGTGGCGAGAACAGCCCGATGCCGACCACGACCGCGAGAGTACCGGCGACCTGTAGCGCTAGAGCGACCCAGTTCATAGTGACGCGAACCCCACGGACGCTTCCTCCTGCGGATGCCGGTGGTGCCATGCCGCTCTAGCGTAGGCGACCACGGCGGCGATCGCTGCGTCGATCTTGTTAGGCGACGACTTCGACTCCTTGACTATGTAGGCGCCTTGCGCCGTCTCCTTCAGGGTGGCGTTGGCGACATGGCGGGTCAGTCCGGGGTCGCCGTCGTGCGTCAACCCGTCGCTGTTGGCGGCTTGGTAGAACTCGGATACGGCGGTCGCCATGCGCTTGCGGACGCCCGTGTTGAAGGCAAGCACCCGATCCTCACCGAACTGCTCTGCCCAACGGTCAAGTTGCTGTGCCCAGTAGGGCGGGTCGGCGCTCATCTCCAGCACGTTGTAGTAGCGGAACGCGGCGTAGACGGCCCGTTCTACGTCGTCGTGATCGACCGTCCATGCTTGCCCGCCGCCCGGATGTTCCCAGAGGCCAAGCACCTGTAGGTGCGGGCGATCCTCGACCGAACACACTACGAGGGCCGTCGAGTCCCCAGAGTAGGAACCGTCGAACCCGAGAACCACAGGGGCGCCCTGCGGGATCTCCCGCTGTTCCTCCAGTTCGTCCCACAGGCCGGGCGGCAGCCAGCGTTCCTGATCAGGTTCGGTCCATGCGTTCAGGTGGTAGCGGGCGAACTCGTGAAGTGGAACCTCGTGATAGCGACGGACGAGATCATCCACACGCTTCCACGGTTCCGAGTTGACCTCCACGACAGCCTGCCGCAGACGATCAGGGTCGGTCAGGTCGCCCAGCGGCACGGTCGTCTCTCGCCAGACGAACAGCAGCCCGTCGTCGTCCAGTTCCCCGGACGTGACCTTCTTGCCGTACTGATACTGACTGCGGGCCACAGACTCGATCTTCGGGTTCCCAGCCGTGGTGATCGACAGCGACCACGCATCAGCCCGCTTCGCCAGACCGTTCTCCAGAACGAGGTGAACACGCTGCTTGCTGCCCGTCCACTCATGCGTCTCGTCGAACACGCAGAACGTCGGACGCAGACCGTCGTTGGCACCAGCCACGGCAGGGACGCGGACAAGGACGCCGCTGCCGTTCTTCCTCTGGATCTCTCGGTCGAACGTCTCGAAGAACTCGGACAGCGGCCCCTCGGTGATGATCGCGCGTGCTGCGTTGAATAGCAGATCGGCCTGCTCGTAGGTGGAGGCGGCGGCGACCACGTACGGGTCGTGGACAGGACGGCCGCGCGGGATCCTCTTCCGGGTCAGTTCCTCCCACCTGTCGAACCGCACCGGCCCCGCCAACTCTGCCAACGCCAGCCACGCCGCCCACTCGGTCTTCCGGGACCCCTTGGGCAGCCCTCGGACAGCGCGACGGACGACCCTGTTCCCCTCGGCGTCAAGTTCATAGGCCCAAGACAGGAAGCGCTTCTCGTCGTCGGTCAGAACGACCGGCTTCCCGAGGACGTCCCCCGGCCCGTGGACGCAGACACGCTCGATCCACCGCGCGACGGCGGGACCGAGGGTGTGATCAGGGCGGGGGCGGGTCACACTACTGCCAGCCCTTGGCGTGGGCGGCCTCGAAGATGATCGACCACGTGGCGTTCAGCACCGTCCGCACGTCACAGTCCACGCACCCGCAGTACTGGGTGTCGTCGTCCTCGATCGTCTCCAGCGCGGCGTTCAGGGCAGCCACACCCGCGTCGTGGGCCTCCTGCGCGTAGTTGCGGACCATCAGTCGTCCCACAGCAGATCGTCGTCCATCAGATCCTCCTGTAGCCGTTCGTTCAGGGACTCCAGCGAGTTGTGGGCGTCTGCGAACGTGATGCCGAGCCGCAGGCGCGCCGAGGGTGTCAGCCCGAGTTCGTTCTCCAGACGCAGGATCGCCGTCTCCATCTTCATCAGCGCGTCATGGGCAGGGTTCATCCGGGGCTGCCCGGTCGACCCGACCACCAGCCTAGACTTCTGGAAGATCTCGGTCAGTTCGTCATGCTGCTGGTAGTAGGTCCACAGGCGACGCACCACCGAGAGGTCCGTCTCGCTGACCAGCCCTGCCAACGGCGAGTTGAAGTAGCGGTTCCAGTCGTCAACCCGACGCTGTGAGAGGTCGGACGGGGGATCAGGGACGACGACCTCGCTGGCCTCGTACTGTTCGACCAGACGCAGGTTCTTGCTGGAGCGTCGGCGCTGTCGTGCGCCTTCCTCCTTCGGCAACGGTCCTCGCTTGCCCATCAGCGGTACTGCTTCTGCCAACCCTGCTTCCAGCGTGACTCTTCACGCTTGAACTTGTACGGGTTCTCGGCAGGTGGCGTCCAGTCGGATCGCTTGATCAGCCCGTGATCGAAGACCTTGTAGTTGACGTGATGATGCCAGCGTCCGAACCGCCACGACAACTTGGCGACGTCCGGGTGCTGATCGACCAGCATCTGCGACTTCGGCACGGTGCCCTCGGCGGCGTAGAAGGCGTCCGTGTTCCCCCCGCCCATGACCTGCGTCTCCATCTTGTCCGCAAGCATGGAGTTGTGAAGCACCGTACACCAGCCCGCCTTCAGCATCCGCAGACTGAGGTCGGTGTCCTCGTTGTAGCGGCCTCGCCACCGGAACGGCACGTCGTTGCGGATCAGGTTACAGGAGTAGATGCGCGTGTTCAGGTAGAACACGGGCAGCGGGGTGCGCGACACGGCGAACACCCAGTAGTTCGGCCCTGACATGGCGAGGTTCTCGTACCGCAGATGGAAGTCCTCCATCGCCCAGAAGATCGCGCCGTCCCCGACCGGCTTCCGAGAGTTCTGGGTTCGGCGGGCGAAGACCCGGATGTTGTCGTCCATGATCCAGTGGTGGGTGTGGCCCTCCGCGATCGAGTGATCCCAGATGAAGTTGCGGGCGGGACCCGAACCGGTGGATGAACCCTCGGGGAACTCCCAGAACAGGTCGTAGTCCCGCTTGTAGTCCATGTCGAGGACGATCACGCGATCCCCGAAGTAGTGCCGGTATGCGGCTTCCTCGTCCGGTTCGACCACGATCCGGTACGGCGTCCCCATGTGGTCAAGCACCCTCGGCGTGGTCGCCACGTCAGCCCGTCCCTTGGACGGGATGTAGATCGGGAAGCGCGGGTTCGGTTGCGGCTTCACGAGGACG